GATGCGAGCAACCCTCTCTCGGAGGCTGAGGAGAGGCGCTTGCTTATTTTGGATGCACGCCGGGTGATGGGTGTGCTCAACGAGTTTGTTGAGGCTGGCGACATTACGGCTATTGGTGAATATCGGCGCTTTCTGGAACTTGTGGCTGGCCGGTTGGATAAGGCGAGCATAAATATTGACATGGTGTCCACCAAGCTTACAAGCGCTTACGCTTTGGTGATGGTTGGCGCTTTGGAGAAAACGTTTGAAATGTTGCCTGCCGCTTTTGTGCAACGCGGGATTGAAATGTCGCTAGAGGATTTGAATGGTGTTTTTGCGGAAGTAATGCCAGCAACAGTGTTAGCCATAGAATCGAGTGTTGAAGAATGAGTGAAGTGGATGAAGTGGCAAAGATTGCCGAGGCTGGTGGCGAGAGCCGTATAAGCTGGTGGTGCCCCGGATGTGAGGGAAGGCATGTTGTTCCCGTTACGGGGGAAAATAAGTGGGGCTGGAATGGATCACTCAGCCAGCCAACCCTTTCGCCTTCAGTCTTGGTGTATGCTCACGCACGATCCCCGGAATGGGGTGCTGGGAATCAGCCGCGCTGCCACGCCTTTATGCGGGATGGGAAAATTATGTTCCTACCCGACTGCGAGCATTTACTTTCTGGGCAGACAGTTTCGATGGAGAGTGTTGATGAGTAGCGCACTTGAGGTGGCACGCGCAAAGTCGCGTGTCTGGTTTTATGCACCACAATTTTATTGGTTTGGTGTCGGAACGTTGTCGCCAATACTGATAAACCATGACGAGTATGCTCGACGCACACTGGTCATTGGTTGGACGATCACTGGGCGCATAATTTTTGCTATTGGCGAGTGCGGCAGTGAAGAGTGCAAACAACTTGCGGAAGAAGACGCGAAAAAGGATATTGAGAATGGTTTCTTCGCATGAGCGATGATAGCCGCGACAAGCGAGGCGGACGCCGAACCGCCCACTGCCGCTGCCCCCAATGCGAGTCAGTTCGGGATCGTGGGGGTCATGGAAAGCGTGCCATTGTGGGAAATAAGGTTGACAAGTGAGTGGCCTAATCCCCCTTTCCGCTGTTGTCGGGGAGGCTTTGGATGAGATTGCGAAACGTTCCAAAAAAACGATCTACCAGAATGACTATTTGGCGTGGGCTTCAGACGTTTTGGGTAGACGCTACTATGAACGCATGGCCGGGATCATGGATGAGGTTGCGCACTCCCGAACAGGAAAAACACGTACAGCCGTAAAGTCTGCCAACGGGACAGGCAAAAGTTATTCCCTGTCAGACTTCGGGACATGGTGGGTTACAGCGTTCCCCCCGGAAGAGTCTTTGGCAATTTTTACTGCTAACGGTCGTGACCAGATTGAGCGTGTTGTTTTCAAATATTTGAAAGACAACTACGGTTACATGAAAACGCACGGCTACAACCCTCCCGGCCAGATCAATGAGTCTTTGGAGTGGAAATACGAAAAGTTGGACGGTTCCGGTAAGGAGGCTATTGCTTTTGGTAAGCGGCCTGCCGATCAGGATATTGTTTCGTCGTTTCAGGGCACAAGGAAGCCTCGTACGATGGTTGGTTTGGATGAGATGGGTGGCCTCCCTGAAGACTTGCTGACGGCTGCTGAAGCGGTCACTACGGGTGGGGAAACCTGTTTGTTTGGTATTGGTAACCCTGACCGGCGTGGTACTTTGTTTCATCGTTTGTGGACGAATAAGACGTATGCCGCTGACTGGAATTTGCACACCATTAGTGCTTACGACCTGCCGACGATGACGGGTGAGGACGTTTACCCCAACGACCCGGTGCGGCAAGAAGCGATGCTGTCTTCGGGTATGACTACACGGCGTTGGGTGGAACATAAAGAGCGTGCATGGCAGGATGATGACGCTTACGGTGTGCCGCAACCGAATGCTTTGTTTAAGTCTAAAGTTTTGGGCATTTTTCCTGATGAGGGTGACACAACTTTTTTCCCTGAAAACTATGTTACTGCGGCACAAGAAAACCAGATAGACCCGCAAGGTGGCGGTATTGGTGGTGTTGACCTTGGCTTTGCCGGTGAAGACGAATCGGTGTTCACTGTGAACGATGCTGGGCATTGTCGTGTGTTTGATAAACAGATTGCGTACCGGGACGATTCGGGTGAGGTTGCTGGTAAAACTACGGGTTCGTGGGGTAAAGCAGAAACCATTGACTCAGCACGACGCATTCACGCCATAGCCCACTATTGCGGTTTGTCGGAGGTGCGGGTGGATGCTTCCGGTGCTGGTGTTGGTGTGTTCAACGAGTTGAATTCGTTGCGAGAGTTTCGTGACAAAGAATACACTTTGATTGGTATTCGTGGTGGTACAGCATCATCTGACCGCAACCAGTGGGCGAAGGCTCGGGACGAACACCACTCATCCCTGAAAGAGCAACTACGTCAAGGGGCACTTGATATTGACCCTGATGATTCTAAACTGCGCGACGAACTGTTGATCATTACTTACAAAATGAATGATCGTGGTGCTGTTGTTATTACCCCGAAGAAGGAACTCAAAAATGAGTTTGGTGGTTCGCCTGACCGTTTGGACTCACTGATTTATGCAACCGTTGGCTTGAACACTCTTCTGAAGAAAGAACCCGAAGATTTGGAAACGGGGCAACGGATCATGTTTGATGCTTACGAGTTCACCGGAAACAGTTTTGAAGGGGCAGGGCTTCCTATCTGATAAACTGTGGGAACAATGGCAAAGTCAAAAGATTTAGTTGAAACTCAGTCCGATGTTCGCGTAACAATGCTCCAAGAAGCATTAGATATAGCGCATGGCCGCATGAGGGATCGTGATTTTGATTTTGATCGCCTAGAAGAACGTCTTGGCGGCATGGACATGATGCTTGACTCTCGCGGCTACAACCTTTTTAGCGGTGGCGAATATGATGAGCAAGGGCCAACACTCACACAGTTGAAAGATGCTTCCCAACAGGTTCGGGACATGATTGGTTTGAACTCGTGGGTGAAGCGTGGCTTCCGACTCCGCTACACCTCCATTTGGTTTGACGGCATCCATTACGGCAACATTCCCAAAAAGGCTGATGGGCGTTCCAAGTTTTCTAGCAACGTGCAGGAAAGGATTGACGAACCCAAAAACCAGTTGCGGTTCTTTGGCATTGAGGCTCGGGAGCAACGTGAGGCTGCACTATATTCTGATTCCATTTGTGCTTATGTTGGTGACGATTCCAGCAAAGAAATAACGCAACTGCCGCTTGCCCAGATTACGGGCGACTACCGAAACCCGTTTGATGATTCTGAGGTGTGGGCTTACCGGCGCACACGTCAACGGTGGGATGCGGCAAGCAAAGAGTCGGTTCCGGTTTCTGATTGGGTTTTCCGTAACGAGTTTGTTTCAGAGCGCGGCACCAAAACAACCATTAAGTATGACGGCAAAAGTGAACCTATTGCTAAAAGTTTGCGTGTTTTCTCGCGTTCCGCCAACCGACTGACCGGGTGGGGTTATGGTTTGCCTGATGCTACAGCAATGATCCCTTGGGTGAAACTGTACCGAGATTTTATGGTCAACGGTTTCACTGTGACGGCGGCTATGGCACAAATTTGGGCTGTCGCCAAGTCTGCATCTAAGGGTGGTGCTGACGCGGCCACATCCGTTTTGGGCAGTGGCGGTAAGGGTCAGATTGCTTCTGTTGGTTCCGCCAACGACCTCACCCCGCTTGCTACAGCAGGTCAAGCATATTCGTTTGAGAAAGGGTTGTCCCTTATTGCGGCTGCTGCTACAGCCATTGAGGTTAGTGCTATAGCAATAACTTCTGACACGAGTGCTGCCGGGTCGTCGTATGGTTCTGCACAAACTTTGGATGAACCGGCACGGATGGCTAACGCTGCACGGCGCGGGCTACACATTTCTTTGGATACCGAAGTTTTGAAATGGTTGGGCGCACCAGACCCCCTAGTATGGTTTACCCCCTACACGGATGGTACAGAGAAGTATCGTGACGTTCAGGGAATTGTTCTCAAATGGTCTACAGGTCTGTACTCTGCCGAAGATGCAAAGAAAGCCCTCGAAGCGCTTGATGGTCGTGAGGGTGACGTGAAGGTGCCCACGGGGGTTATGTTGCCGAACAATGAGAAGTCGTTGAACCGTAAAGATGTTGATGCTGATGGTGAACCTGTCACAAAGGGTTCACCGGATCAGGGGCAGAATAGTGC